AGGATGGTTACCTTATCAAATTTCAGATTGAAACATCAAACACGCTCAACCCCTTCACCAAAGGAGTCGCGGCCACGCAATCGGCCATCAACGGGCGCGTGGGTTTATTCAGAAAAGGAATGAAAAAAGGCTTTTTTGATGACCTGAAATTTGTGGCCAAAAACTACCCCAACGTGCGCGTTTCCTGACACCCGACTGAACGATTGCCCCATTGGTGAATGGCGGCAAATGTCTCAATCGCAGACTTGACTACAATGCGTGACAATCTGGTCACGGCATACACTACCATTTCAACCTCACCAACGGCCACGTATACCCTCGGAGATCGCACTTTTGGGTACGAGTCGCGCCATTCCTTGCTCAAGGAAATACGAGATTTGACCCGCGAAATATTGGCCCGCGACACCACGACCAAGGTGATCGGCAACAACCGGATGGATTTTCGCTCATGGAATTAAACGGCACAACCACCCGCACCCATGGGTTGTGGGACAGAGCCAAGGCCGCTGGCCGCATCCTCTTGGGTTATGACGCGGTGAAAAACACCCGGAACCGGAAGAACCGGGGAATGATGCCTTTGCGCTCTGAGGAGATCGAGCTTCCGCAATATGATCGCGACCGGCTCATTTCAACCCTCATGGATTTCAAGCGCAACAATCCCGTTTGCAAGGCCATATCTCGCTTGCGCAAAACCGATGTGGTGGGCAATGGCGTGTTGCCGCAACCGGCCACAAACGATGAGACTTTCAACGATGCGCTCGTCAATTTGTGGGGTGAATGGAGCGAATATCCCGAGGTGACGCACCAAATGAGCATGGCCGAGGTGCAAAAAGAGGTGGTCGATTCAACGCTATTTTTTGGTGACATTGGCTTGCTCCTCACCCGATCGGGCAAGCTTCAATTGATAGAAGGCTCGCGGATCGGCAACGCCAACTCGGTTGCGGTCTGGTCTGAATCTGACCCCAACAAACAAGGCGTGATTGTGAATGGCCTTGGGCGCCCCTTGCGCTACTTGGTTGGGAAGCGCGTCAACGGTTCGCTCACCGATGTTAGACCCATTCCCGCCCGGGATTTCATTTTGCACTTTAAGCGCATGAGGCCGGCCCAATGGCGCGGCGTCGCTGAGTTGGCGAGTTGCGTGAATGCGCTTCAAGATTTGGACGAATACGAAACCATTGAAATCATTTCTGCCAAGGTTTCGGCCAGCTTGTCGGCCGTGGTGAAAAAAGATAATGCGGCACAATTTGAGCTCATTGACCGAATGAACGAGAGCGAGCAAGACAGCGTTGGCCGCCTTGAACGCTTTGAGCCGGGCACGTTTCATTATCTGGAACCGGGCGAGGACATTTCCACCATTACCACTTCGGGGCGCCCCAACGTAGATGGAATTCAATTTTGCATGTACCACTTGCGAAAGGTGGGCTCGGCAATCGGCATCCCCGTTGAATTCATCCTTTCGACGATCGGCGAAACCTCCTTTTCCGCATCGCAAGGGTTGGTGCTTCAATATCAATCCGCACTTGAGGAGGAGCAACGCAACTTGGCCAACACCCTGAACAGGATTTACAAGTGGAAAGTCAAGCGGTGGATCGCCGAGGGAATAATTTCGCCGCCGACTGGCGCCAACCCTTTTGCGGTGCGCTGGCAAACGCCAGGGTTTCGGTGGATTAACCGCGTGGCCCAAGCAAAGTCGGATTTATCCTATTTGCAAGCCGGGGCCATGTCTCTTGACGACATCTCGACGCAATTTGGTTACACAGCCGAAAGCGCCCTTACCCGGAAAGCTCAAAACATCAAGCAAGCCGCCGAGATCGCGGAAAAATTCGGCATCCCGGGCGGGTGGAAAGAATTGTTCAACCCGTTCCCGGTTTTTGCCTCGGCTAATTTCACCGACCTTCTAGAACCCAATCAAGAACCCGTTGACCCGCAACTTGGGGGCAACGGCCAAGAATAAAACCCAAAAAATACCATGAGAAAAAAAGTCACCGACTACCTGACCAAGCCATCAAAAAAGCTTTACGACCAATTGACCACCATGGAGCAAAAATTTGTGGACGCACAAAAGGACGCGGACAAGAAAGACGCCACCAAGAAACCTTAACCATGGAAACCATATCCCTCGCCACCTCCCTCAACTCGGCCGGCCTTGCGCACGCCCGCAAGCTAATCAAGGCCGGCCGAGTCACCCAAACAGCAAGTTGGGATGGCCCCAGCCCCGAGGCCGAAAATTCCTATATCGAGCGAGAGGGCTGGGATGATTTCGGGGATTGGTTTCTTGGCCACAACACAGAGGCCAACGCCGAGACAAAAGGGCGTTACCGTTACCCCTTCACCGACAATTTTCGCACCGTTTCATTGAATGGATTGCGGGCGATCCGCACCCGATCGGCTCAAACCGGCGAGGAGGATATTTTCAACGCCGCTGGCGGCCTCATGGATTCGGCCCGGGCAAAGGTTGAGGCTCGATCGCTTCGGGCGTGGACATTTCAGGTGGGGCCACAAGGCGTCAACCGTGATGCCCGCGTCATCAATGACATTTCCATCATTAGCGTTGGCGAGGCCAAGGGTCATGGCATTCTAATCACGCAAAACACGTTGCGCGATGCGGCCACCAAGTTGCTTGATCGCAAGTTGCCCGCATACATCACGCACCGCAACGCCATGGGCGATCGGCTACTTGATGAGGTGGGTTTCTTCTCGGGCTTTTATCTCGATGGCGACCGAATCCGTGCGCGGGTATTTGAGGCATTTGAAAGCTTTGAGAAATTCCAAGCCGAGCGTTTTGAGCGCCTCTTTGAGATGGCCGAAAACATGCCCGACAATTTCGGGGTTTCGCTAGTTTTTGAGGGCAACCTTGTTTGGGAAACCAATTCGGGGCCGGTTGAATATGCGGGCATGAGCTCGCGCCCTGGCGATGCCCTCAATGAATTACCAAGTGTGCAAATGGTTGACATTCAGTCGGCCGATTTTGTCGACAACCCCGCCGCCAATGCGTCGCTTTTCTCTAATCCAGAATATGAAAAAAATAACCCAAACCCAATGAATACCGAAACACCAACCACCAATGTGATCGAGCTTGAGGGCAATGGCAGCGCCAGCGCCGAGCTCGAGAAACGCTTGGCAGAGGAGGGCAACGAGGAGTCAAGCGCAAGCGATGACGCCAAGCCCGCCGCCGCCAAGAAAAAATCAAGAAAGAAAAAGCAACTTGATGCCGAGGCCGCACCCATTGAGGTGCTTGAGGATGCCGAGGCACCCGAGGCCAGCGCCGATCCGATCGAGCTTGCCTTTGCCGAGTACAAAACCCGAGTTGAGGAGCGTGACCGCATAATTGCGGACATGTCAACCGAGCTTACCAAGGCCCGCGCCGAGGTGGGCCGGCTCAATGAGTTAATCGCCGGCACCGATCCGGTCGAGGAGGATTGTGCGCCCGATGAAGCCCTTGAGGTTGATGCCGAGGCAACCAAGCAAGCCCTTGTATCTGAGTATCTCGAAACGCACGCCGGCGCCACTCGCGCCATTGCGCTCATTGAGGTTTACAAGGCCAACAAGAATCTTTTCAACCAACAAACCACAACCCCACAACTCAATTAAATCATGGGATCAACCACACATCAACTCAACAGCCGCACGTTTCAAGCAACGGCGGTTGCTCTCGGGGCTTACTCCCTCGTGACACTCGACTCAAGCGGCACAATTGCCGCAAGTGGCGACAATGCTACTGAACAAATCATCGGCGTTACAACCGAGGACATCGCGGCAAGCGGTTATGGCAATGTGCAATTGTTAAACGCCGGCGGCACCATTGAGGTGCTCGCGGGGGGCAACACCATTGCCGTGGCCGATACCGTGTACATCGACGGAAGTGGCAAGGTCGGCACCGACTCAAGCAACACCAAGATCGGCGTCGCGCTCCAAGCATCAAGCGCCGATGGCGATGTGATCGAGGTTATCCCTCACCAAACATTCTTGGCCTAACCCATAACCAAAAATAAACTATGTCTTATTTCCCAAGTAGTTCGGCGAGCTTTTCGCCGGTAATTTCCGAGGTGGTCAATGCCGTTTCGGAGCAACCCTTTGTGGGTGAACAAATCGCACCACCGCTTGCCGTAAATACCCGCAAGGGCTCTTACGTCAACGTCGCGGCAAACCAATTCAACAACGACCTCACCAAGCCCCGGGCGGCTGGCTCAAACTATGCCAGCACGATTTCGGAATATGGCTCGGCCACGTTCGAATGCATCGAGTATGGAGTCGAAAACCCACTCGATGACATAGAAATTGCTCAAGCAGAAACGGACGCGCAATTTGACATCACCGCCAGCGCGGCGATGCAGTTGCGCGATGCGTTGCGGATCGGCCACGAAATTCGGGTAGCCAACCTCTTGAGTGGCGCGAGCTTCACAAGCACGGCGGCAACCGCCGCCATGAGCGTTGTGGCCTCGGCCACGCCCATTAGCGACATCAACGCGGCCGTGATGCGCCTGAATGCCGATGGCATATTTGGGGGCATCAATGTTGTGATGGAATCGAGCTTGTATCAAGAAATGTTACAAACCGACGACATGCGCAACTTGATTAACGGCTCTGGCACGCTCGCATGGTCCCAAGATCAAGTCGCCCGCGTGTTGGGTGTTGATGGCATCATCCTTTGCAATACGCGCTACAACTCGGCGATGAAGGGCCAAACGGCCAGCACCTCAAAGATATGGCCAACCACCTCTTACTACGTCATTCAAGTGAAGGGTGGTCCATTGTCGGCCGGTGGCGCCGCACGCACGCTTGCATATACCGAGCGAGGCGGCATTTACATCTCTGAGACATTCCGCACCGAGCAACCACCCGCAAACGTGGTGCGCGTGCGCATGTCCACCGATGAGATCGTTGTCAACGCGAACGCCGGCGAGACGATCACCGGCGCATAATGCGCCGACCATCTTGCCGGTAAACCCGGCAAGTTTGTTGTCGTGACAAACGGCCGCCGCCCTTGGCTGACGAGGGCGGCGGCTAATCTTTGAAAATGGCCAGCATATCAACCGCCATCCTGAGCGCCGACATGGACCATGCGCTTGATGATTTCCCCGAGACGTTGACGGTGGTGCTCCCCACCGGCTCGGTGGGTGTCGAGTTTTCGGCGACCCGCCAAGCAATGGTCAATGCCTTTGTGATTGAGGAGAATGGGCGCGAGACACAAATAGATGTGCGCTTTTTCCTCAACGGCAACGGCGTCTCAACCATGCCAAGCAAGGGGTGGGTGCTCGATGACGGCACCACAGAATTCAAGGTGGAAACAATCACCAAGGACGCGGCCGGCGTGGGGTTTGGCCTTGAATGCTCGGCTCGCTACCAAGCTTGACCCATGGCCGCCACCGATCTTGACGACCTCCTTTCATTTGAGGCGCACTTTGAAAGCGCCGCCGCCACTTTCCTCAACACGGCCACCGGCTTGACCTGCACCCGCACGGCCAGCGAGGCCACGCTAACCTTGCCGCGCATTGAGGTGCGCCTTGACATGGGCGCCGCGATCGATCCCCCAGCGCCACGCAACGGGGGCGCCGCCCCCAATTCAATCGATTACCGGGCATTCAATGCGAGCTTCACGGCCGAGATTGTCACCGATAACGCGGTTGGCCAATCAGCCAACATGGCCACGCACCGCACCAAGGTGCGCGTCGCCATGATGCGATCGGCAGATAATTGGGATTCAACCACCCTCCCGTATTATGACATCAAGGATTTACGCGGCACAGGCGAGGAAATCATGGTCGATGAGGACTTGAATATTTCATCCCTGAATTATGCGGTAATTTTTGAGATTCGTGACGATGCGTGGCCCGCGTAAGGGCGCCCGACTGAACGATTGGCCCATTGGTGAACAAGGCGGTGCTTTCCGCCTATGAGTTGAAACAACCGACCCGCAAAAGCGGGGAAAAATCAAAGGCTTGAACAATGGCAATTACCTCAGACGGAACCCAAAGTTTTGGAATCCAAGACTCGCCGGTGACAATCAATTCCATTTCTTATGTTATGGAGAATGCAACTTTCACTTACGGATCAAACCGGGTGGATATAAACGACAGCAACGGCGAGCCTCTGGGCACCACGCTTGTCCCCAATCGCGTTGAGGGATCGGCAACCCTCCAATACTCGACCGACACCGCCGTTACCGCCCCCAACCCCTCGATCGGGCACGAGATGGTAACAAGCACCACCAACGCCCGCAACAATTCAACCTATGTTTTGACCGAGGTTGGCGATGCCCAAACTCAAGGGGATTATGCGAAATGCTCAATTTCGTTCTATGAAAAAATAAACTAGCGCGGCGATGCTTTCCCGCGCTGAATTGTGGGAGCAATACAAACCCAAGCTCGCCGAGGCCAAGGAGTTTGACCGGCTTGAGGGAACGCTTGTTTTCCTTGCCCAACCGGCCAAGATCGGTCGGTTTAGGATTGCGCCCTTGACTCTTGAGCGCCTCCTGTGGCTTGAGGCGATTGACAGCCCATTTGTTGGGGCCGACAAGGCGCCCGGACGCATGGACGTGCTCAACCTGCTTTGGGTAATGTCGCCATACTTCCGCCCTGGCGGATGGCGGCGGCGCGTTTTTGTCACCATCAACATAATCCTCAATTGGAAATGGTACGCGGTGGAAGTGGGTGAGCATTTCGCCGCGACAATGGAAATGCAATCAGCCAACCGGGCCGAGGCAGATGGGGGAGAGGCATCACCAATGTGGGTGGCTCAAACATTGGACGGGTTTTGTTCTCAATACCATTGGCCCATGCGTGAGGTGCTCACTCTGCCCCTTTTGCAAATGAGCGTTTTGGCCAAGGCCATGGGCGTGCGGCTTTCAGAGGGAAAGGATACGGTTGCCTTCGGGCGCCACGCGGATCGGGCCAAGGCCGATTACCTCAAGAAAGTGAGCAAGATTGACGCCGCCGAAAGGGCCAACGGGAAACCAAAACCATGGCAAATCTAAAAAATGTCATCACCGCCGTGCTTGGCCTTGATGCGTCGGGCATGAAGAAAGGCGCCAAGGATGCAGAGGGCGAACTGAGCAAACTAGGCAAGGCAACTCAAGCGGTTGGCAAGGCGGCCGCCGCCGCGTTTGCCGCCGCCGCCGCCGCCGTGGCCGCATTTGCCGCCGTATCGGTCAAGGAAATGATGGCATTCGATAAGGGCATGAAAGAGGTTTTCACGCTTTTGCCGGGCATCTCCAAGGGCGCCATGGGGGCAATGGAAAAAGACGCGCTCAAGCTTTCAAAAACCATGGGCTTTTTGCCAGAGGAGACGGTGCCAGCCCTTTACCAAGCATTGAGTGCGGGCGTTCCCAAGGGTAATGTTTTTGAATTCTTGGAGGTTGCCGGCAAGGCTGCCGTAGGCGGGGTGACATCTCTTGAGGTTGCCGTTGATGGTATCACCTCGGTGGTAAACGCTTACGGATTGGAAACGATCTCGGCCGAGGAGGCAAGCGATGCCATGTTCACAGCGGTCAAGCTAGGCAAAACCACCTTTGAAGAATTGTCGTCATCGATTGCCGTGGCCACCCCGATAGCAAAAGCGGCCGGGGTCAGCTTCAATGATTTGGCCGCAATGGCGGCTGCCCTCACCGCCAATGGTGTGCCCACGGCCGAGGCCATGACCCAAATTCGCTCGGCTATCTTGGCGATGAACACCCCCACCGAAGCGGGCTTGATGAAAGCCAAGGCGCTGGGGATAAGCTTTAAAGACATGGCAGAGGGAATCAAAAAGCCGGGGGGCGTGTTGAAAGTATTCCAGATGTTGAGGGAAAAAACCGGCGGCAATATTGGCGACATGAAAACGCTTCTCGGTCGAGTTGAGGCGGTGAATGCAGTTATGGGATTGACCGAGGGTGGCGGGAAAAAACTTGGGCACGCAATTGAGGAAATGGGAAAAAAGGCGGGCGCGAGCGGGCAAGCGTTCGGGACAATGGAGCTCTCTTGGTCGAGAGCTTTTGACAAAATGAAAGCCCGGCTCAAGGTTTTCATGGTAGAATTTGGGCAAAAACTCACCCCCATTCTGAAAGCAATTGGCCCGATCATCGATGAGGTTTTCAAGATGATTGAGGAGTTGCCTTGGCATGAGTTCAGCGATGCCATTAGTGATCTCGGCGAACAAATAAAAATTGCATTTAGTGGCGAGGGAAAGACCGCAATCAAGGACTTGGTTGATCTTGGATTTCAATTTTTAATGTTATTGGTGAAAATGACCAAGGGCACGCTGGCCCTGTACAAAGGGCTTGCCGATGTGGGCGCCATTAAGTTTTTGATCGATATATTAAAGGATTTATTTGCCATCATGGAGGCAATCATTGATGGATGGACAAAAATTGGCAGGGGCTTGTCTTGGTTGGCGGGGAAGGTCACCGGCGAGGCTGTCGCTTATGGGGATGCGGTTGATTCCAAGATTGAGAAAATGCAGGAGCTTGATGCAAAGCAAAAGGAAATGGATCGGGAGAGTATCCGCCGCGAAAAAATGAAGAAAATGCGCGAGAGCAACGTGGCCCAAGTTGAGGCCGCCACCGCGATGTCATCAATCGAGGGGAAAAAGGAGTTGGCCAAATTTTTGCACTATCAGCTTGGAAGGAAAATTTCTGTCTCAGAAATGATGCAGCTATATGAGTCGGGCGAACTTTCCAAGATGGAGGGAATGCAGGGGCAATCGATGGCGATGGTTGCCAGCGCGTTGGGCAAGCTCAAGGAGGTAGAAAGCAAGGAGGAGAAAAGCCTTGAGGCCAAGGGCCGGGAGATGGTGACCAAGATGGGGCTCACGCCTGCGATGGTTTTGGCGCTTCAAAAAACCCATGCCGTGGCCGGGGCAACCAACTTGCCTGAACTTTACAAGATGCTTGGGCGCGGCACTTTCACGCTTGAGAAAATGCTTGAGAATTCGTTTGGCAAAAGCCAAGCGCAAAGGATAGTTGCCATGGGCGCCAAGTTTGCCGAGCAACAACAATTCCTCAAGGAGTTGCAAAGCAAATCGTTGGCCAAGCTTGCCGAGAGCCTCGGCATGTCTGAGAAAGAAATGATTGCCGAATATAACGCCGGCCGAATTGGTGGGCCGGCCCGGCAAATCATAAGCCGCAAGCTCAATGAGCGCCTCGAAATCGAGCGCAAGATAATGGGCACGTCGAAGGCTGAAATCGAGGCACAGAAAAAGCGCGAGGAGATGCTAAAATTGCGCAATGCCGAGGAAGCAAAAAGGGCACAGGAGGAGGGCGAAAAGCGTGCCGAGATGTGGGAGAAGATGACCGAGGAGCAACGGCAAGCCGCCGAAACCCGGCCCGGTGATTTTCAGAAAATCATTGATGAGCAAGTCGCCAGGACAAAGGGCGAGGGTGCCCAAGCGATGAAGGAGCAAACCGAGCAACAAGCCGCCGGCACCAAGGAAACCGTCAAGGAGGTTGGCGCCGTTGGCGAGGCAGTCAAGGAGGGGGCAACCGAGGTGGCGGCCGCCGTGGGCGAGGTTGTGTTTCCCGATTGCGTCGCGCTTTGCGATGAGACAATTGAAAGGCTGGGTGCATATTTTGTGAAGGAAAAGGGCGGCGGGAAAATCGGGCCAAAAGACCCGCTGCCGTTTATGTTCCCCGGCCAAACAGGGTGGGAAATCAAGGAGGGTTTCAAGATTCCTAAATTTAGGGGCGGCGCCGCCGTGGGCGGGGCCATCGCCTTGACGCACGAGGAGAAGATGGCCTTGGGGCTGATTAAAAAGGAGGAGGGCGCCAAAAGAGTTGGCCATCAATTTGCCCCGCCACTATCATCAAGCGAAATGGCAACAAACCTCAAGGCGGCATTCACCTCAATTCATAACATTGACCGAAACATTGCCGCCATCGAAAAGCGGTTGCGCGGCTGCATCACCAACCAGTAAACGCCATGGCAATCACCTTTGACGCCCCCTCTACGAATTGGCAAACCGAGACAATCACCACCACCGAGCCGCGTGTTGATTATCCGATCCCCCAAAATACCTCGGCCATTTTTTATGAGGTTGATGTGGTCATCAACGAGGGGGATTTTTTCCAAACTTCCCTTGATACGGTCATGGCATCAACCACGCTCGATGGGGGGATCACTTCGGCCACCACCACCGTTGCCGTTGATTCAACCTCTGGGTTTCCTCATGCGGGCAGTTTCAAGGTTGGTTCTGAGGAGGTGCCCTATACGGGAAGAACCGCAACAACCTTCACGGGTTGCACGGTGGTGGGCTCTCATTCAGACGGCGCAAATGTTTACTCGGTTGCCTATTTGGTTGAGGAGACATCACCGCGCAAGCTAGGCGGTGAAATGGTTGAGTTTACCCGGCGATACTCTACCGTGCCCAATTCTTGGTATGATTATAGTGAGGCGGTTTTTCAATTTCCCGGGTACTATGCGGTGCCGGCAGATACCAACTACCGCGCCCCCCAAAACCTAAACTCAACAATCAGAACCACCGCCGACTATGCGTTGACCACCGACCCTGAAACCGACTTGACGGTGGCCAACCAAATGTTTCGATCAATTGACAGTGGCGAGGCGGTGCTTGATAAGGTTGACGATTCAAGCACGCCAACATACTCGACCTATACCGGCTATGTCAGCGGCGGAACTTATATTTATGCCGCACAATCGACGCTTGAAAGATTTGCCGGCAATATCTGGGTGCGGTACGAGCACCAAACGGTTGCTCAATAAAGATGCCCCTCGTTCCAAAAGAGTCTATGTCCAGCGCCGCCGGCCGGCGCGGGAATAACCCGGCCGCTTCGCGCCTCGGGCAAGCCGTCGATTTTGTCATCAACGGGATTGCCTTTCCAAAGCTTCCGAGTTTCAAGAAAGGAACCTGCCCCACCCTGCTTGATGCGATCGAGGCGCAAAAAGTTAAGATGTTCATTGAGAACATTCTTTTCAATACAGCGGGCCGCGTGGTGACCGGCTCGCCCCAGCGCAACCGCGCAGAGTTGGTTTTTACCCCCGACGGGAATTTTGTTGAGCTTTGGTTGCAAACTGATTTGCGCTGGGACAGCGCACCCATGCTGTCGGCTGACCTCAACACAAATGGCAAGGTCATATATGCGCCGCAATTTGATTTATACCTAACGACAACTGTCGC